ATATCGGCGCGCAGTTTGGGCGAAATCCACCAAAGTTTGGCAACATGTTTGGCGGCGGCATACCTTACGAGGGGACTTACTAATGGCCGCTCTTGATTTCTCCCCGCTTACGTCGCAGCCAAGTTTTGGAGAGCGATACGCGCAAGGCCAGCAACAAGCGTTGCAAAATCAGCTGGCCAAGCAGCAATTGCAATCCGCGCAACAGCAAAACCAGTCAAACCAGATGGCGATGCAAGAGAAGGAGCGCGGGCAGCAGGAGATGAACGCGCTGCGCGGCCTCATGTCGAGCCCCGACTTCGATCTTTCTACGACTAAGTCACAACGGGATGTGTACAACGTAGCGCCAACGCAAGCCGAAAACCTTATCAAGGGGTACATGGGCAACGTAAAGACCGGTGCTGAAGTTAAAAATCTTAATTTTACAGGCCAGGAAGTGCGGGCAAAAGCCGCTGCTGAACGGGCAAAAATAGTAGGACAAGCAAATCGCGACATTAGTAGCCGCCCAGATAATGAAAATATTATTTCTTTTGATAGAGATATGCAAAATAGTCCGCTGTTTACACCTGAAGAAAAACAAGCTATAGCGGATAAAACACAACGTTTGCTGGCAATGTCAATGTCTGACCGAATAACATTCTTGTCGCAACAAGGCGCAACTGCTGGCGAACTGCGGCCTCAAGTGGTTGCCCCAAGCGCATCACTGATGCGCGGCGCCACGGTTGTTGGCACTGCGCCTGCTGCCCCGGACAAGGCGCCTGCACCTACTGATCTGGCAAGATTGCAAGATGAACGCGCCAAATTAATGCCTGGCGATCCGCGCATTGCCCAATACGACGCTGCAATACGCAAAGCAACAACCGCTGCGCCAGGCGTTCAAGTAAATGTTGGCAATGAGGGAAAATACGGCGCACAATTTGCGAGCAAAGTTGCTGAAGGCGATGTAATTCTTCGGGCAGCAGCGCAAGAAGCGCCGGCTGCGGCTGAAAACGCCAATCGCATTTTGCAAACGCTTGCCACTGGTAAAGCAATCGTTGGTGCTGGCGCCGACATAAAATTGGGCATAGCGAAGTTGCTCAACATTGTTGGCGCTGACAACGCAGAAATCATAGCTAATACTGAGGGTATGGTTACATCGATGGCGCAGAACACTCTCAACGCCATCAAAACGTCTGGTCTTGGCACTGGTCAAGGCTTTACCGACAAAGACCTTAAGTTCTTGGAAGCGGCCAAATCAGGCAACATCAACTTTCAGCCAGACACCATCCGTCGATTGGCTGAACTATCACATAAAGCCGCAGAAGCCACCGCAGATAAATGGAACTCCCGCACCAGAGAAATTCCTGCTTCGGCTATACAAGGGACCGGGGTTTCCCTTGAGCCTGTCCGAGTGCCTAAACGCGCATCTAGTGTCACTGAGGGGGTCAGGCCATCTGGCGTAGGTGCCAACTGGACGTTACTTATTGACGCAAACGGCAGCAAAGCGTGGGTTAGCCCAGACCGTAAGCAAATCAAAGAGGTGCAGTGATGGCATTTGATCTCAGCACGGCGCAACCGGTTGAGCAAGCCAAAGGCTTTGACCTTAGCACTGCAAAACCTGTGGACACGGGCGGAATGCCACCGCCGCGCCGTTCTTGGGGCGATGTCGCGTATGAAGCCACGTTCAACCTTCCATCAAGCGCTGGGAAGTTTCTTAGCGGGACGTATGAAGCCATAACAAGTCCAGTTCAAACAGGTAAAACCGCTCTTGATTTGGCGCGGGGCGCCGTTCAAAACGTCTTGCCTGCGCGGGTCAAATCTTTTCTTGACGAGTTCGACACCAACCCCGAGGCCACCAAACGCACCATCGAATTGGCTAACGCGGTTGGCGGCGTGTACAAAGACAAGTTTGGGAGCGTTGACGGGTTTAAGAACGCTCTTGCCACCGATCCTGTCGGTGTAGCAGCGGACATTGCTACTTTGCTATCTGCCGGCGCTGGCGCGGCAGCAAAGATTCCGCAGTTGTCGTCTGTGCTGTCGAAAGCATCCGCAATCATCAACCCTTTGACGTTGCCGGTTAAAGCCGCAGAGTTTGGGGTTGCTAAGGTTGCACAAGGGATTGGCGGCGCAGTAGACTTGATGCAGGGGCAACGCCCCACGATGAGAGCCGCCAATATGCTGCGGGCTGCGGTCACTGAAGAAGGCCGCACGCCGCAGAACCTATTGGCAGCGCAAACGGCGCTACAGAACGCGCCGGCCAATGTTACGGCTCGGCAAGCCCTAGCCGACATAACGATGCCCCAAGTGCAGTACCTTGGTCGAACAATAGAAGCGCGCACGCCTGGCCGCACGGCCACCATAGAACAAGGTCAAGAAGCAGCGCGGCAGGCATCGATGGGCGCCGTAACGCCAGACCTTGCAGCGGCAACAGCAGCGCGCACAACCGCTACAAAACCGTTGTACGCGCAGGCTGAACAAGCGGTGGTGCAGATGGACCCTGCAATGGAAACGTTGTTCAACCGGATGCCCAAAGGCACGCTTGAGAAAGCGGCCGATATAGCGCGGATGGAGAACAGACCGTTTGTCATGGGGCAGACGACGCCCGCGCAGCAAGTGCCAAGCACCATCCTTGGCCCAACTGGTCAGCCCGTGATGCAGACGATCCCGGCGCAAACGGCAGAGATAACCGGCGAGTCGCTGCACTACATTAAGCGGGCGCTGTCGGACATCGCCAATGCGCCAGCAGCGGTTACCGGCGCAGGGCGCGATACGCAAGCCGCAGCGCGAGGTGTTCTTTCGGACTTTACAAAAAAGTTTGAACAAGAAGTGCCGGTGTACGGTACGGCCAGAACCGAATTTGCGCAGCGATCCGCGCCTGTGAATCAGTCGCAAGTGCTACAAGCCATGAGCGGCAAACTAGAAGATACGCTGACTGGCGGCGAACGCGCCCGCCCGTTTATGAACGCGCTAGGTCAAGGTGAGCAAGCGTTGCTTAAAAAGGCAACGGGATACCCTCGGTACACCGAACTTTCTGATGTACTGACGCCGCAGCAGATGAACGTTGTGAACAACGTAGGTGGCGAACTTAAGCGAGATGCGGTCATTGCAGAGCAAGCGCAAAAAGGCGCCAGTGCAATGCAAGACATCATGGAGGCCAACAGGTCTAAGTTTCGCATTCCTAGCTTCCTGAACGCAAAAGCAACGCTTACCAATGAGATGCTAAAGCTCATGGAAGGCCGGCTAAACACTAAAGTTTTGGCTGAACTTGAAAAAGGTTTTGAGTCCGCTACAAGCCTCAACGACCTCCTAAGCAAAGTTCCCACAGCGCAACGAGTTGAGGTGCTGCGCGCATTGGGCCAAGCGCAAGGCAAGCTGACGCCCAACAAGCTGGCCGCTTTATCGCAAGCAAGTAACGTCAACGCGCTTACGCCGCGCATCACCATTGGCGGCATCGGGCGCGACGAATCAGGAGGCTCAAATGCCCTCGCTCCCGCAAGATAAAGCCAACCACGCCATCTACGGCGCGTTGATATTCCTGCTGGCCCTAGCGGTCCTGCGCCGCCCTGACGCAGCCTATGGCCTCGTGGTGCTTGCCGCAGTGGGCAAGGAGGTGATGGACTGGCTCTCCAACCAACGGTCAGAGAGGCCCACGCACGGGGTAGAATGGCTTGATGCCCTAGCAACCTGCGCCGGTGGGGCGGCGCCTCTACTTGCAAGGATGATCTGATGGATTACCAGTCCCTGTTCAACACCGGCCTCGGCATCTCCTGTGCTGTCACCGGCTGGTTTGCAAGAGAATTGTGGACTTCTGTCAAGTTGCTCCAGTCCGACCTGACCCGCCTGTCGGTCGAGCTACCCAAGACCTACGTCACCCGCGACGATTACAGGTCGGACCTTAAGGAAATCAAAGACATGCTGGCGCGCATCTTTGATAAGTTGGATAGCAAGGTCGACAGGTCATAGCAGCGCCGAAATCCCCACAGTCACCATCTCGCTCTTGAGCTTGCTAGGGTTGGTCTTCGCCATCACCCGCAGCGCCACCGCAGCGAACGTCTCAATGCCGGCCCAGGCATCTTCTAAATGCGGATCATTGAGCGCCAGGATGTGCGCTCTGATCGTCAAAACGTCAGCCATGTAGGCGTCCCTGATAGCGTCTATCGCTGCTTTAGTTGGTCGCATGGAAAGTCCGCTAGTTGCCACACGCTGTTGGGCGCGTGAATTTTGAAAGGTTTGGCTACCCGCTTTGGCGCCAGTTCTGATGCGGCCTGGCGGGCAGCGAGCCTCGCGGTCCTACGGTCCCGACAGGCCTTGTGCTGCAGCTTGCGCTTCGTCCATCGGCCAGCGTCTAGCTCTGCCGCTCGCTCAGGCGATGCCCATCGAGCGGTGACGCCGCTACCGGCCACGCCCAGCAGCCGCGCCTTGCGGGCGAAGCACAGAATCTTGCGGGCCTTGTCCAGCGAGATCGCCATGCGTAGATGCATGTCGACCGTGCTGACGCCGTTTGGGTACTCGCGCACCAAGTTGGCGGCAAGGTGCATGAGCAATTCGGTGTCAGGGTGCATCACACGCACTTCATCATGTAGTCTAAATACCACGCCGCTTTTTCAATGGACTCGGTGCCACCCTTGTGCCGCTCGCGCCAGATGTATTTCATGGCGTTGCCTTTGCAGTAGCCCCGAAACTCTTCTTCAGTCAACGCCGACTGAATAGCCTCGATGCACTCAATCTTGCCTTGCTTGTAGTGCGGTGGGTTGTATACGCTCTCCAACGGTGTGTCCGGCAATGGTTGTTGGTATTTCATTTTCCGTCATCCGTCATTGAGTTGATATGCCTTATGGCGCAGTCGTAATGCTTCGGCCCCCATGCCCAGCAGTCTGGGCCGTGCGTACCGATGTGGCCTTCCCTGGCGTCTTGGTACTTCAACTCTCGCCGCAGCCGCTCATTTTCTGCTAGGGCATCGCCCAGCAGGAGGTCTAACTTGCGTTCGGTTTCAGTCATTGCGTTCCCCGGTGAACATATACCGATACTCCCGTATCAGGGTCTGTGTAATCTAATTCAGGCTCACACCAGCAGGTTTCGTTATTAATGTGTTCAGGTTCGGGTAGGTCTTCCTCCCCTTCAGTTTTCCCCCAGTCGCATGACATTACGGTTTCTCCTACTCCAAATCTTTTCAGCGTCAGTAGCAACATGCGGGCCTGCACTTCCGTTTTGCTGTTTCTCGCGTCTAGCACCCGTTGCAGGGCGGTTCGCAAGCTGTCAACCTGCGCCAGCAGCACCGGCAGATCAACACGCCCAGCCTGCCACGCATCCCACTCCCCGCAGGTAGCGCTCTTGTGCAGATACGCAGAGTTGCCCCAATGTTTATTGGCCCACGCTTCAAACGCAGCGCGCTCGTTCATGGCTCAAGTCCAAAATGGTTCAGTATCAAAGACTTAACGGTATCGCCGCAGTAACATTCCTCCGCAAGTTCAGCGCACTTTTTCACAATCAACTCGGCAAACTCTTCCAGCGCGACCCGTTGCACCGGACCAATGCTGGCCCAATCGTTCAGCCGCTCAAGCTCAGGTTGGGCAAGTATTTCTTTAATTCGTTCGTTCATGGCTCAATCCCAAAATGGTTACAGATCAGCAACTTGACGTTACCGGAATAGTTGGTGCTCAACTCGGCGCACTCCCGGACGATACGGTCGGCGAACTTCTGCACGTTGATATAGTCGGCAGTGCATTCCTCACGCCCACGGTGGTCAACCGTAACGTCAAAGCACTCCTGCATAAACTTCCGGATTCGTTCGTTCATGGCTCAACCCTCTGTTTAATGCCCAACATCTCTTGATGCAGGTTCTCCAGCATCGCCCGGTAGGGTGACTGAGGCAGGCAGTCCGTTGCCAGCTTGCATCGGTCTGCAAATGCATCAGTGCGTACAGCTTCGCGTACAACTGCCCGGACCTTCGCAAGCATGTCGTCAGGGTGGAGGCTAGTTGGCCAACGCCACCCCATCAGTTCGGCAATGCGTTCATCGGTCACGACGCAACCCCCTTTGTCTTCTCAAACGTGCGCAACCCACCAAGACCCAGCATTCCCAACATCAACTGCCAGAGGTTATCGTCGATGCCAGGCAGCGTCGGCAAAGGATGATCGAGCACAATGCCGGTCCACTGCACTAGCGGTCTGGCAATATATTGACAGGCCAGCGCCGACGCGCAGACCCATCCGATCGCTGGGCGCCAGCCGCTCGTGAACGCGCTGGGGCTCGACGCCTCGGCTCGGTTCACATCGAGTTGGCCTTGAACAATGGCAACCTGGGCAGCTAGCTGCGCTGCCTCGGCTGCTGACTTGTCCGGCCAGATGCGGGTGATAACGGTTTGCGCCAGTTCGACGCCTGCGGTTAGGGGATCCATTCGCCTGTCTCCATCTGTTGCGCCATCCTGTACGCCCGCTCAGGCGTCTGATTGCCCCACTTGCTTTCCAACATTTCAACCGCCGCCTCAGCGTACTGCCCATCCTCGATGCTGCCGAGGGCGCGCTTGAATTGAAGCAGGCCTTTCAAACCCATCTGAAACGCCATGCCAATCAGCACGGCCTGGCGCGGCTCGGACAGTCTGGGCATCCACGGCAGGGCTCGCAGGACCTCGGCGGTCTTGGCCTTGATGTCGTTGTCGAGCAGGTAGTCGATCTCTTCGTTCGACAGGCCGCCGCCCTTGCGCGCGTCGATCAGGCGCCCGACGCCGATCGTCCAGTACCCGAGCGAATCCTGGTAGGCGCAGGACTCGGTGCCCTCGTCGCGTAGCAGTTGGCTCTTCAAGTCCACAATGTTGCTCCCCATGCAAGGATTAAAACCCAGAGAACAAAAACCACGGCGCGGTTGACCCCGCTCCACCGGTTTCGGTAGTGGGTGATGGCGTAACCGTCGCCGCCGAAGGCTTCGTCAAGCGATCTACAGAAACGGCGAGTTGTTCCGTTGTGCTGAACCGGTGGTTGTTGTAACACTGGTATCTCCTTCTGGTTGAATTGTCGGGCGCGGCCCGAGTTGAAAGCACGCCGGCTGGCGCGTTACAGCGGGGGCATTGCATACAACGGCACCGCAGTGCATCCACGGTCCACCCAGTACTGCATCTCTTCGCGGCGCCTAGTGAGCAGGATGCAAACCTCGCCTTCGCTGACCATCCATCCGATGTGCGTCACGCTAGGCACGCAATCAACGCCACTAGGGCGACGATCCACACTGCGCAGAACAGGCTTTGGCGGGCCGCAGCGCGGCAGAAGTACTCTTCTCTGTCTTTCATGTCTTGCTCCTTTCTGGCCAGTTGTCTGGCCTTGGATACCACTTGATGTTCTTCGCGGTGTCAATCTTGCTGCTGTACCGCGTCACCTGCCGGATGCTGTCCGTGTCAAGACAAGGCCAACTCCAGTGCTCTCCATTCCACCAACTGACGCTATGGCCCCCAGTTGGCCACCAGCCGATGCTTGGCGGTTTTCTCATTCAAACTCCCTTTGATTGTCTGTACTGCTTGACCGCGTTGCGCAGCCCAGCCTGGGTGGTGGCCTTCATATCGAGAGCCTGTGCTTGTGCTTGGTCGAGTGTGTCTTGCATCAGGATGCGATGACAGATCACCGGCACCCCTTGACCTTGGCGGCGCACTCGAGCGTTGAACTGCTCGTACAGATCCAGCGACCAGTTCAGCCCGTACCAAACAAGGATGTGCCCGGTACTCTGAAGACCATCAATGCCGTGCCCCATCGATGCCGGGTGACCAATCATCAGGGAGCAGTCACCAGTCCTCCAGCGGTGCATGGCATCGACCAACGACGCTTCGCTCTTGCACTCGGTCAAGTTGATAGGGTCCAGGTGCTTGAACCGATCCATGATGCGCTGGGCGTCTGACCTGTAGGCATACGAGCACAGGACAGGCGAGCCTTGAGCCTCGTCTAGGATCTCCTCGAGTGCCTCGAGCTTCAGGTCATGGATCGGCTCCCACAGCGGCATCCCGGCAATCGGGTACATGGCACCGTTGGCAAATTGCAAACACTTGTTGGTCAGCGCCGCCTGGTTGAACACCTCGACCTCTTTGCCGCTGTCAAGCTGCAAGAAGAACTCCCGCTCCAACTTGTCGTACTTGGCCCGCAGATCTTCGGGCATTTCGATGTCGAGGTTGTTGATCATCAGGTCTGGCAGCGGGTTGTAGTCCTCTGCGCTCATCTCGAGTGTGATGTCGCCAATCAGCTTCTTGATGGTGTCCTCGGTGTCCTCGTAGGGCAGTTCTTTGTACGGTCCCACCTTGCGATAGAACCTGGTGCGAAACGCTGTCTTCGATGTGCCCAGTCGCTCGCCCCTGTCGACCACCAGGAACTGACCATGCAAATCCTTGTACCCGTTGCTGGCAGGGGTGCCGGTCAGGCCGGTAGTCCAGTCGAACTTGTCAGCGATCTTGCGGAACGCCTTGACCCGGTTGGTCGCGCTGTTCTTCATCTTGCTGATCTCATCCCAGACAATCCCGTTAAACGGCAGCAGACGGTCCTTCTTGACGAAGTAGGTCTGGAGCGTTTCAGCCAGCCAGCCCAGGTTCTCGTAGTTAATCAGGTACACATCAGCAGGTCGCAGCAGCGCCCGTGTGCGTTGATCCTTAGTGCCTGTGACCATGCTGAACTTCAGGTGACTGGTGTGGTTCCACTTCGCAGCCTCTTGGCGCCAGACCAGTCGGATGACCCGGATGGGTGCAACGATGATCACGCCGCGCAGGAACGCGGTACGGATCAAGTGCGCCATCGCAGTCAGGGTGACGACGGTTTTGCCCAGACCCATGTCCAGCCACAACATCGAGTGGGGGTGAACGCATTGGAAGTTGACCGCCTTCTTCTGGTAGTCGAACAGGATCTCAGGGGTTAGCATATTCCATCATCTCGTCAATCATGCGCAAGCCCTCGTTAACCCCATCGATGACCCAGACATTGACCTTGTGTCCGCGCAGCCTGGTGTGCTCGCGGTCTTGTGCAAGCGTAGGCTTCTGCCCGCTGCGCTTGAACTCGCAGAAGAACATGCGACCGTTGGGCAGCACGAATAGACGGTCAGGCACAGCGGCTCGGGCCGGACTGGTAAACTTGTAGGCCAGCAGCCCGCGATCCTTAGCGTAGTCGCAGACCTTGGCTTCAATTTGTTTCTCAAGCATCACGCAATCCCCAGTGTGAGTTTCTCGATCTCTCTGATGTAGTACTCGAAGTCCACCGGCAGCACGGCATCCTTGATGTCGTTGCAGGGCTGCACGTTCCAACCCGACTCGATGGAGATCTGGCGCCACTCGGTGTTGCCCTTGAGTGGTGGCATCCACTTGATCAGAGGCTTGCCACCCTTGGCGATGTAGTACCGGGTGATGTTCTGCATCTTCTCGTTGCCCCAGGACAGGTAGCTGTTGCGAGGCACCTTGGTGCGAAGCATGAAGTCCATGATGTCCGGCCATTCACGCAGCGTCTTGCGGATGGACACGCCATCGGTAAGAACCTTCTCGGTGACCCTGGCAACCACCAGTGCCCCGTGGTTCTGG